GACAATAAGTTGCTCAAGCAATTTGTCAAGGACAACACCCTTTTTGATTAGGTTTTGACTCGTAAGAATATCTTCTTCCTTTGCAGTCATGTACTTGATGTCAACCTTGCCGCTTGCAAGTGGTGAATCTGATGAATAAAACCATCCTTGACTTGGGAGGTCAACGACCTCACTTGGATATTCAAACTTTTGAACTCGGTCTGTTTGTTGCGATGTTTGAGTATTCGGTGTACCCACCGATGGGGTCGTTTTTGATTGGGTTGGGTTGTTTGCGTCGGCAGCTTCCTGGGCATCCCGTTCCAATTGTTCCCGAACTTGCTGGGGAATCTCTACATTTCCGTCTTCATTTGCCATAATTTTGTAACCTTTTTTTGTAATTTGTAAAATACACTATTACAAATATATATACATATTGCAAGACTTTTCTTGCAAATTGAGAAATTTTAAGATGCTTGGGCAAACTTTAAAATTTCCTTATGGTCATCATAACCAAAGAAATTCTTATCGGTCTTATTCTTCCATGTCTTCCACACAGTCACACCAAGTTTGGCATCATTAACCACTATCTTCTTACCACCCGCAGTTATAAACACCATTCTACCAGAACTATCATCGACATCGTATGGGCGTCTAAATTTGCCCTTGTGTACCATCTTAATAAAAAACTTAAGAAGTCCGTTATAGGCTCCTGTAAATGTACCCTCGTCAAGAGTCGTGGGTGTTTCTAATGTAACTTCTTCAAAGATATCAAGAATGGTTTGTCTCAGTTCGGTCTTAGTCATAAAGATAAATATATACGAAAACAAAAAAAACTTCCCGTAGGAAGTTTTTTTTATTAAACTGGATGGTAATTCGTGTATTTTAGTATTGAAGAATTGCGTAGTCGTATGCGATGTCCAATTCAACAGTTGCGACGTCACCTGTGTCCCATGACAAGTCAGAGAACGTAGTTCCTGCTACAAATGCACCCTTGATTGTCCATTCTTCAACCAAGTCACCGACAGGACCAAGGACATTAATAGTTAAGTCCTTCTTATAGAAGTCAGCATAACCATTACGGCCTGTTACTGATTCATGCGATAGACGAACCCATTCCATAGCAGCCTGAGCCGCACTTGGTACGATGGGGTCGTACATCGAAAGTGTAATATTGTTCCACTCGGCCTTACCAGCACGAACCTTGCGTTTAATATTGATATGATCTAGTGTATTGACATCGATTGTGATGTTTGGTCTTCCTACTCCCTTGATCAAATATGCAGGAACTCCGTCCATATACATGATAAAACGATTTGCTGTTTTCGGTTCAAAGGCCGTAAAAAACATTTCTTGTGTTTCAACTACTTGTGCCATTTTTTAAATTCTCCAGTTTGTTAACGATTACTTTTAATAAATATCATCCAAAAATTCTAAAACCTCATTTATGAATGATATTAAACATAAATATGTCATAAAGAAAAAAATATATTTATTTATCCTTCCTTAATTTTTTTCCTACCAATTTTGCAGACCCATATAACACCGCACCTATGAACTGAAAGTGCTGTGGGCCGGGCCACGGGAACGATAAACCTATCATTCCCGTTGCAAACAAAGTTAATAATGCCATTCCCTCCGGACCTGCGAATAACGAAGATAGTGAAAATCCCCCTCCAAGTGCCATAATCATATCAGTCATATCAAAATCATAATCAGCATTTCCCGTGAACGTCATGTTTAACCATATGTAAATCAAAATGCCGGCTACCGCCATACCAGCAATTCTCTTGGTCTTTGGGTGTTTTGCTAGAAACGCATCCAAGTCTTTTAGTTTCTCCTCAGTCCACTTTCCAACCTTGGTGCTTGCAAGATATTCACCTATCACCTTTATCACATCCTTATATGCCTTAAAACCCTTCTTTACGAGTTTGAATAACCACTCCATGCTGAATTTTATCTTGGCAAAGAACTTGAATACGGTTTTGTCTAGAAACAACTTAACCAAATCAAGTAACTTAAGACCAGCAGTTTGGCCAAGTTCCTTAATAAACCCCCACACCTTTTTTAATCGTGAAGGTATCCCCAGTTCGTTCAGCATAGAACAATCCTCGTTTAGTTTATGTTCTCTTACAAACAAAACGAATTCATCATATTGAATTTCTGTCACTAAATCTGTTAAACTCATTTCAGACATACTCAATAAATATATACCGACACAAAAAAAAACCCCTCCACGAAAAGTAGAGGGGTTTTTTAATAGTTTATTTTACTTTTTACAAATTATCCTTCAAAACTTGCACCCGTTGATTGTAGAGTGAAGTCAAGAACGATGAACTCAACTGCTCTTGCTGGTTGCAAGAAGATTTGACCATACAGAATATTTCTGTCAATCAAGTCAGGTGTGTTGTTCGATTCGTCCATAATTACTCGGAACGCATACAAACCATGTCGTTGTTGTACGTTTTCGAGATACGGATTAACGATGCTCAGGAAACGTTGACGGGTTGCGGTTACGTTCTGTTCAAAGATAAGATACCTTGCGGAACTTGCAATGAACTTTTTAACGGTGATAAGCAATCTGCGTACATTAACCCTATCCAACGCACTTGCACGTCTTTGTAGAGTCTTCTGACCGAAGGCAACGATGCCTTGACCAGGGAACGCGGCAATTGGATTAACCTTACCTTCGTACAGATCATCTCTTTCCGAGAAGTTAAGTCTATCCATTACTGCTACTGCTTGTTCAAGACCACCACGATTCAAACCGGCAGGGGCGAACCACTCTGCAGCGACCTTATCGTTGGCGGCATAAACCGATGCCATAAGAGTACTTGGTGGGAATGGTTGCAACTTGTTTGTGGCAGGGTCTATAATCTTAATCCAAGGGTAATATGTAGCCGCATAGTTACTATCAATCGTTGAGGCTTCGGAGACTGCATCGTCAACTCTACCAGGTTGGTCGTGTGCGGAAACGCAATCAAGGATGTAAAATGCATCCTCACGTGTTTCACACAAGTCAACACCACGATTGATTACTGCTCTGTGCAGATCAAGACTCAACCCAGGTGTTACCAACAAGTTAATATCAAACTCATCTTGGTTACTGAGGGCAGCGAATGCCTTGAAGTATGCCTTTGTACCGGTTGAGAATCGTTTTGAACAATCCATACCTTGTACGTTACTTGCAGTTATATCTTTACCTAAGTTAATTGGATGTGTTGGTGCATGACCATCAAAACCACCCTGGAAACCTACGACAAATCTTCTTGTCTTGGCAACTTGGGTTTCGTTTGAAAGGGCAGGGGCCGTATCAATGGCAGAAACTTGAAATGTTTCAGTTTCTCCGTCAATTTCTTCCACATAAGAACCAGGTTGATCCATGTAGTATCCTTCTCCAGTATCCTTGGCACCTGCTGGTAGTGGTGCAAACAATTCAATCGTATCCTTTGCGGCCAATGGCAAATCAAGAATTCCGTCAGGTGAGTCTTGATTAAAAATCGCACCATTATAGAATCTTCCAGGATTTCTCCCATATTGAGATACATGACTATAAACTGCGTTTGGCACGTTAACTCCACCGACTGGTGAAAAATAACCACCATGGCCATATGGCATTGCTTGTGATGGGGCAACACTATCAGGGTTCATTTCAACACGAATCCAATTACTTGAATTTGCATAATCTCCGTGATCCGTGATTTTACCCTTATTATCAATTGTTGTCAATCTGTCACCGATTACACGGGGTAAGTAACGAGCGGCACTTGGGTCAAGTGTCACGTTATCATAGGACTCTATGACGTTTTGATTTTTATCGTTGTCGTTAAATCCGCGGACAAGGAGGTCAAACGTACCATAGTCAGAACCTTGAATTGAACCAGGAGTTCTTACATCGGAAATCGCAACCTTGACTTCTCGATTTGCAGAAGTTCCCATGTTACGTGTCCAAACTCTAAATAGATCATATCTACGACCACTAATTTCTTGTGACTGAACCCACGGTGTGTTTGCGGGACGGCAAGAATACTTTCCTGTGCCGATTCCGTATGGTGAGTCATCTAATGCCATTCCGTCAGGTTCACTTGTATCGGCAATGTTTCTTTGAAACGTCATAGCACCTTCAAGTTCTCCGGCCTCAATAGTAAGACCACCGACTTCCGTTGTACACTCTACACGATACTTAACACCTCGAATGATGTTATTGTAAACACGTGCTTGTGCGTTTAAGAAGTAAACATGAAAATATGCAGGTTCAATGTTCTTTTTTGGTGCTCTTCCAAAAATGTTTTGCAAACTGTTCGGATCACGTGGATCAATTGAAAATACGTAATCACTTACGATTCGTTCACCATTGTGAACATCGTACTTGACTGAAACAATCGTTCGGTCATCAATTGTACCTGGTTGACCGTCTTCGTCTAGTGTAGTTCTGAGATGAAGTGTTGAGGATAAATTTGCATCCACGATTTCAACTCCATCCACTTCACTTGTTTCATAGTACATGAGGTTGGTTGCTGGGTCAACAAGTGAACCAAGGAATCCGGAACTATCCACTACTGGTGCTACTCCGTGTTCTGTTTGGTATAGAGTATTTGCGAGAACACCTATAACGGTTTCGTCTCCTACTTCTATGTCACACGAACCACTTGGATCATTTTCCAAGTACTTTGCACAATCGACTTCTTCAACTGTTGCTGATATAACCAATGCGTCCTTTTGTATATATCCACCAAGTGAACCAGTTCTTACAATGGTTACAACACCTTGATGATGCAAATATTCGCGTGCGGTGAATGGTTGATAATATTCTCCCTCGGGAATTCCAAATAAATCTTGTAAGTCGCCTTGGTTTCTTATAACTGTTGGTGCAAATGCTGGTCCTCTGTTAAAGGGACCCACAATAGCTCCACCAATTTGCTGAATGCCTTGGCTGAGAAATGTTTGGTCAATTTCGTTGGTAAATACTGCTGGGCTTACTATTCGTTCTGCCATCTTCGGTAATCTCCTAATATGTGGTTAATGTTGTTTTTGGGAAAGTTATAGTGACTTTTTCATATAAATATGATAAAAAAAATTCAAACGCAATATTTAATTGGTATTTTTGTCTTTGCGTATAAACACCCCGACGTGGGCATCTATCTCACCCTCTCCATACTTTTTGACTAGTCTATTTCTAAAATTAAGTTCTTTTTTCTCAATTTCAGTATACGCAAGCTTGCACTCAGTTTCGGAGTTATCCGTGGACGCAAGTTCTTCCGCGAGTTTCAACCGTGTCATTTGCACTTGACCGAGGTCAATCAGTACATTTTGATATTCGTTGTTTAATTCCAACAATTCCGATTTTTCGTCTGTGGTTAATTTAATTTCATTACTATCCATCCTATTACTATACGGGATTTCTTTAATAAATCAAGGAAATAACGATTAAACTCGTTTAATTGTAAAGGACTCCACCGAATTTTTACTAATTTCAAGTTCAAAGGTCTGCGAACCTGCATTGATATTTAGTTTATCACCTTCATGCATAACGACTTCATCCCGTTCGTAATCCCAGATAAACACCGCGGAGTCATCATCGTTTTCCACTCGGAACATATAAGAATCATCATCCGTTTCAACTGTATAATATTCTTCATCTAGTCTCAAACGAACATCATAAACAATGGTTTCTGCATCAATAAACAATTCACTAAACTTTCTATCCATTATAATCATCCGAGTTCCCGCCACAGGATCCTTCTTATTCGTAAAAGATGATGCGTCTGCATTGCCGAGTAAACGAGGGTCATCACTTGCAACTGCTTCCGTTCCCCACAAAACCTTTCGTTTGGAAACTTGTCGTTGTACAGTCATTCTCTCGTCAAACACTTCGGGTATCAAGTAAGCATTTACCGTCAAACTAAATGTAGTCGAAACATTTCTATCATCATCGGATGATGCTTCTACTGTATTTGAAAAACTATCTATTTTGGTGCGGAACTTAAATCTCTTAGGGTCACCCCAGTAGTCATCACTTGCAAAATTTATTTTTTCCACCAACGAATTCATTTGTTCAACATAATCAGTTGACATAGTAAAATCATAATTTAACACAACATGGTCTGGAAAAGTTACATTATGAACTTCATATACAGGTTGCATATCATTTAACAAACTAAACTTATCATACATATTTTTGGAATCAAACTTCTTTACAAACGGAACACTAAGATATTTGTTAAAATGAACAAACTCATCGTCCTTGGCAACTGATGTCCGCGTAAAAATAATCATTGGTCTTTGAATTTGACCTTTGGCATCTCTATACGGACCATCGTTCTGAATAGCAAACCACTTTTCAGGAGAGGCGTGTCGCACAGGTACGTTAATTACACTTCCATT